GAAAACCAGCTAAACCATAATCAATGATAGGTGCTAAGGCACTCTCATCAGAGAGACCTAATTTTCTTCTACCTGCACCTATTATTGGAGCCAACCCTTCCATACCTATTAAACCTGCTGTGCCTGCTCCAGGCACAAATCTAGTTACTTTAGGATTAAAAAATTGACCTGGTCTTTGTATAAAAGATCTAAGATCACCAATTGCTCTTCTTGCAATATTAGGTCTTAAGGCAGGAACAGGTGTTCTTGGATTAATTTGTGGATTAGGATTATTTATTGGTTGACCAACCATCACTCCTGTTTGTGCATGTAAAGGTTTTAAATAACCTTTTTTCAAAGCTGCTTTTCTAAATAATGGTCTATTTAATACTTTGTTCATAGTGCATCCTAATTACCTTGTATACCTTGGAAAGCTGTAAATGCACCTAAACCAGTTCCAACGGCTTGTGCTAAAGGACTTGGTTGTGGAGCTGTAACAGCAGTTATACCTGATTGTGATTTTGGTCCAGCAGCATAAATATTAGACAAAAATTCAGCTCTTTGAAATGGTTCAAAAGATTGTTGTAACTGAGTTTGTCTTTGAGCATCTAATGCTTGTTGAGCTAATTGTCTTTGTAATCCACCAGCTCCTAATAATTGATTGATGTCCTGTGCTGCCATCGCTTGTTGCTGTTGGCCAGCTCCTAACAATTGTTGTCCAGCACTTAAACCAACACGTTGTTGATCTTGTGCAGCGGCAAGAGCTGTATCAAATCCTCTAGCTCTAGATTTACCTATCTCCTCTAAAGCCCTTGCTTGTAACTCTGCTTGAGCAACACCCTCTCTACCACCACCAAATGCACCTGCCCGAATAGCTTGCTGTCCTAATCTATTTTGTGCAATTTGTGCTTGTCTTATTATTTCATCAGTTACAAAATCTTGAAAGGGGTTAAAATATTGCTGTATTTGTTGTTGACCAATGGGTGTAGCAGCCCCCAACAATTGACCTATACCTGCAGTCGTAGTTTGTCCACCAACTCCAGTTGTTCCGGCAGCCGTTAACCCTTGTTGTTCTAAAGCTCCAAAAGGTGCAACTTGAATATCTGGTATCGCAACAGGTTTTTGTGCAACCTGTCTTGCAAGATCCATTAATTCTATTTTTCTTTCCTCTATACCAGGAGCTTCTCTTACAAAAGATGTTGTCGTTGTTGGAGCTCCACCCCCACCTGAGGGTGCAGAGGGCCTTGATCCACCGCCTAAAATATTACTAACAAAACTCATTTAATATCCTTTACTAATTGTACATGTTTTTTTTCCCAACCCCATTTTTTAGAAATTCTTTCCCAACCTGGTCTAGCCCAAACACAAATTCTTTTGCAATCATTTTGTTTTGCAAAATTTGTTAGGTGGTCAATTAAATTATCTTCCCATATATCTCTACGTGTGCCAGTGCAAATTACTATTTCAAATTGATTATAGTTTGGCATCACACCAATTCTTGTAACTGATATACCAAATACTTTATTTTGTTCATGTTCGTCATTTCCAAACATAATAAATAATTGCATTTGATCTGTTAAAAGTAATTCATAAAAATGTTTTGAATCTGCATACTGCCCTGAATATTGCAAAGCTTCTTTGATCATAAACTCAGCCAACGGCCAATATTTAGAAACATCTTTTGGCAGGACTGGTACTATGCTTACTTTTGGTTTAATTAATCGAGCTGTTTTTGCCATTTGCACCTTCTATTAAATCAAAGATTCTTTTGAATCTTCTTTGTTGTTCATAGAAGTATTGGGCACCTTTTTCTCTCATATCTCTCATACTGTTGGGATTACCACCAGCTAGGATTCCAGCACCTAATACTCCATCTGCTCTTGTTACAAACTCACCGTCTGCTAATTGAGCTAACATTGTATCCTCGTCTTTGTCTCCTTTACCTGATCCGTCTTCAACGTAACCAGAAGCTCTAACGTAATTGTTAGAATCATTTTCATCATGACTTACTTTTGATGGTAAATAATTTATACCACCTGTGTTAAATTTTTTTATTTCTGCTAATCCACCTTCTTTCAATGTTGTTTTCTCAACAGCATAAGGACCCATCATAAAATCTCCTTGATTTGCTGGATCAGCTTCTGGAATGTAAATATCATCAAACACTTTTTCTTGTCCAGTTGCAGGGTCAATATATCTAAACCCTCCTCTTTGTTCTCTAAGTCTAGCCACACCTACATTGTAAGTTGGTGTATAAATATCTTGTGGTTTTCTATCAAATGCCCCGCCTAAAAAAGTACCTATCGCTAAGGCTGCTCCAGCCTTAGATGGACTTAATTCAAACTCCTCTGTAAATTTACCGTCTTCAAATCTTTTTCTCATTAATAATTTTTGTAAAATATTTCTATTATCATCAGACTTACCTGATCCACTTCCAACGTTAACACCTCCTCTTGCTAAAATATCTTTAATAGTTTCTTGCGCTATACCTGTATCTCCAGTCTCTGCAAGTATTTGAGGATTGACTGCTTGTAATACGTTAGTGGGCTGTCCTTTAAAAAATTGTGGAATTATATTAGAAACTCCTGGTACCGATGTAAAAGTTGTAAATTTATCTGCTGCTGCCTGAAACCCAGGAATGTTTATAGCTGATCCACCAGATAGTAAACCCTTACCACCGTAATAGCCTGCAGTGGCTCCTGTTATTCCACCTAATATTCTGTTCAAGCCAGTAGCACCTGCCTCCTTATTTCTTTTGTACCCTTGATAACCACCAAGAGCAGCCAAAGCATAAGGTAAGAAATTCAACATTATAAATATACTCCTTTTAGATCTAAATTAGAAATATTACCATTTTACTTACCCAATATCAACTCATCCCGAAAAGTACCTGCATACTGATGTTCACCTACATGGCAGATCTCATCATTAACATAAGCATAACATTTGCCACCTATGTCTTTCCATAATTTACAAAAGGCAAAGTCTTCACCAAGATAAGTTTTTTGCACTGGGTCGTGTAAAGTATCAAAGAAATTCCACATGTTTGGCTTAGTCACCATTTCACCGTTAATAACTGTTTTTTGCACTATACTTTTATCTGGATAAGCTTTTATTAATTTATCAAAAACTGACCTCTTTATTAACATACAGCCTGTGGGGCTATGAGTTACTTCTATAATACCATTTTTTACTTTAATATTTTTATCATCAGGAACTCGCATCGGATAAGAATTCATAGATTGAGATAATTGTTTACTAGATTTAATTTTACCTTGTTTAATTTCTTCAAAAGCTTTATCCCACAAGAATGTTTTTAAAGGGTAAGGTATAGATATAATATCTTTATCAGCTTCTAATAAATTAAATATAGAAGTAGGTCTAACGGCTATATCAGAGTCAATAAATAAAAGATGTGTACAATCAGAACTTAAAAAATTTGCTACACACAAATTACGACCTTGAGTTACTAACGATGATTTCATTAATTCAAATTTAATAGCCGTCTTTTTTAAAGAGCATAATCTTGATAATTCCAACAATGATTGCACGTAATGTAATGTAACATCTGAGTGCACAGGTGTTGCAACAAATAGACTAAAAGGTGACTCCCCTTGTTTTCTTAAAATCATTAATGGTTTTACTGCATCTTCAAAAGGCACTCTGTCTTCTATTCTATCTGGCACGTAAAGCTCCTTCTAAAAAGTTTTTCCATTCTTGACCTTTCTTTTTCCAATTATAAAATCTTTGAAAATATCTTTGTTGATCGTTAAGTAAATTTTGTATTTGCTGTTCATGTAAATACGAAGATGCTGCATCTATTGCATGGGCAAATTGAATTGCCATGTCTTTTAGGTCATTTGAATAATTTACATATATAGGCCACTCTGCACACGTCTCATATAATGCACCAAAGTTAGTTACTATACAATGTAAACCTGCAGACAAAGCTTCTAATGCTGATATGCAAAATGTTTCTTCAAAAATACTAGGGTATACAAATAAATGATAGTCTTGCATTTTATTTAATATTTCTTCATTAGGCACATAACCAATGTAATTAACATTAGGTAGTTTTTTTGCTAGTTCATAAAGTGCTGTAAAATGATCATCATTATTTTTAGAAAATTCAGATCCATAAACATCACAGGATGAGTAAACATCTAAAGTTACATTAGGATTCTTTACTAACTGCATAGCTCCTAATAACACGTTTAACCCTCTCCAAGGTGTGCATTGATGAATAATTCTTATCGGATCACCTTTTTTATAAATTCTTCTTTGAGGAAAAGAGCTACAACCATTTTTAATAACCATGGATCTCTTTGAAGGTATATTAAAAAAATATCTAAATTTTTCATAGTTCCAATGACTGTTAAACACATACCAATCATAATCATTATGTCTTCTTTGATCACCAAAGAATTCCTGTAGATTACCTTGATCGTAAGAATTTTTTTGCCATAACAAATTAATTTTATTGTTACTTAAAGGGACCTTACCTGGTATGGATGTGCATATTTGAAATTGATCTAATAATTCTTTGGGGCAGTGCTTTTGTAAAAGCTCCATTTGTATTTCTGTCCCACCTCTTGCTTCCATATTTTTAATGCTGATGTAAATTTATTGCTGATTGTTCCTTTAACAAAGGTGTCAAAAAAATATCACGTCTCATTCTTTTGTTTTTCCAGCTAATGTCAATCTTGTAACTGTAATTTCTAAATCTTGCCTAAAATCCTCTGCAGTAGTATCAGTGTTTGGATCTGCTACATCAGCGTCAAAAGCAGCTTTATTTTCATAAATTTTTCCAGTTCTTTTATGCTTGATTATTTCTTTAGCTTCAGCTGGTATTGTTTTAATCTCTGTCATCATTACCCCAAGGTTTTGCTTCAATCATATTAAAGGCAATAGCATATTTTGGACCTTCCTGCAAGAAACCTGTTCCATGAATTAAAGGTGCGGACCAGACAGCTATGGTGCCTACTTTTGGATAAATTTCTAAATTCAAATCAGGAAATTTTAAAGGAGTGCTGCTTTCACTTAAATACAAAATACCACTTACACTGGCTGGCATATGATCATGAAAAGTGGTATTTTGACCTTTTTCTAACTTAATACCCCAAGCCTCATTTAAAAACCCAGAGGGTATAGCATACGGTAATCCTTCTAAATTATTTTTTAAAACATTTATAAATTCTTGATCTTTAATAAAAAGTTTCCAACTTGTCATTCCACCCTTTACGTTAGTTCTTGCAGATAGATCATTTACATTTTTATCAATTTTTTCTTTAAAATAATTTAAGTTAATATTTTCTGCAACACATTCATAAAGAAAAATAGGAATGGGTACTTTTTTTTCAATTATCTTTACAACTTTCATCTTCCCTGACCCCTATATTTTTTTTTATTATGACTTTTATTTGGTTTTTTTGCATGACGACCAGGTCTTTTTCTTCTTGTACGTTTATGATAGGTGTTAACACCAAACTTAGGAGCTTTACCCATTTTCTTGTGATCTATCTAAAAGGGCATATGAAACCATGCCTTGTATCTCATTAGCAGTGCCAGCTGTCATCTTTAAAATATCGCTAGCTTCTAACACCAAAGTTTTTTCAATTATATTTTCAGTTGCTGCCCCGGTTACAGGCTGATTAAATATTCTAAAGGTAGCTCCTGCAGATGTATCTGTAAATTGCACATTTAAGTTAACTGCACCACTAGATCCATTATTAATTTGTATTTGTTTTATTAAAATTGTTGCGTCTGATGGGCATGTTAAAACAGAAATAGTGTCAGTTGTAGTTAAATTTATACCTTGATTTTTGTATTGTATAGTCATGTAATAAACCAATTAAAACTATCTTGTTCGTTTTTTATATCTTTTTGAAATGAAAAGTTCAATTGATTTTTTAAAGTATCAATAGCTTCTATTATTTGTCTTTGATTAGAAACTTCATAATCTTGTTTTGGTTCTGGAATGTAAGCTGTAATTTTTGCCATTATCTCATACCATCAGGTTGTACGTCTGCTCTAAATGTTCCATATCTCCAAGACTGATCAGTAGACGTGTTTTCAACTTTTAAGCTAGCAAATCTAGCTCTAGCCCTTGTATCTACTTTTTGAGTAGCACTAGTGATTGTAAATGGTCCTAATGGTGACGAGGCCTCGTCATCAACAGGAAAGTTTTTTAATAAAATTGATATTTTAGCGTCACCTGTAATGGCTTTAAAATCAGGTATGAATCTTCTCATGGACATAAAAAATTCACCATCAGCCCCTGATACATTTAAATCAAAATCACCACTTTGAATAAAAGCATTTATAGCAGTTTTATTACCAGACGCATCCACTTGGTTTGTTCCTATTTCATGGGCATAATATGTCGTGGCACCATTAATATTTGTGCCACCTACAATAGTTGGAAATGTTGGTGTTGCTGTATCATTAAATTCTGTTGCGTATGGGTTATCAAATAAAGTTGCGTCATACCAAGTTGTTCTTGCTAATGAGCCAGTGGTCCACGTCTGCTCATCATAATTATAAGTTACAACTCTATCAATTTTTGTGGATCCATTTTTAGGATAAAACCAATTTATTTCAGAAAATAAATTATTTACACCTGCTGAAACTATCTCACCAGAGTTATAATTTATTCCTAGACTATCTCCTAAAGTTGTAAAAACAAAATCCTCAACTAAACAAGGTAAACTTTTTACCGTGCCATCATAAACAAAAAAACCTCCTGATCTACCCATCCAATAAACGGCACCATTAATATAATAAAGTGCATGTTGACCTATTAAACCACAGTTAGAACCCACTTGTCTTATAGAAAATGTAAACGGTGGTCCAACAAATTGCATTACATATGCAGAGGTATCAGTAAGTATTAATATGTAATCTTTACCTTTAGCAGCACCTACAATTTTAGTCCCTGAGTCTAACCTAAAAGTTCCTGCAGTGTTTGTTGATGTTGGCGCATACGTTGTTCTGTCTTCTTGATCTGAAAATCTTATAAACATTTTGTCTTGTGATGGACTTGATAAACTAGTATCTGTCCCAAGTAATATTAAGTGTCTATCTCTTTCAGAGACTATTGACATAACAGATTGTGTTGGAGCATTTGTTACAGCAACTGCTCTTGTGTTTAAAGCGTTGGCATTTGCATGTATGGGTTCCCAATTAAACGTTTTTCCATTTTTATTTGTTGCGATTAAAACTTCTCCAAAATTATCTAATGACCAAGAGGCAGGATCTAAAGTAATTGTTGAAGTTGATGAGGCATTACCCCAACCGATAAAATTTGATGCGTCTTGCACTTGTGCACCGTTAGAATGTGATGATCTTGTGGATCCAGATACAGCCCTTGATATACCTGTTAAATCATTCGATGAAACTCCAGAGTAACTAATTAATTCAGACCCAACTAAAATTGTACCTGATGTCGAAAATCCAGTTGTTGATGTTAATGTAATATTTGTTGCTGATCCGTTGTTACCGTTGGTATCATCTGCTAAAGCTCCATTCAAAGTTGTGGTAGTAGCCCCTGCAACAGTTCCAGCCCACTGTCCTGTGCCCCAACCAAACCCAAAAGTTTGTGTTAATGGTCCAAAATTTACATAAGGATTTACTGTTGCTGCTCCGGTAGCTGTTGTTGTGCCTGATGCTGCAGTTGCCACTTCTATAGTGAAAGTATTTGATGTTGCAGTCAAAACTTGAAACGGATTATCTTCAAAGACACTTGTAGCATATCCAGATCCAGTCGGAACAGTTACAGATGTAAACGTAAATAAATCTCCAGCCACTAAACCATGTCCATTTAAATTTACAGTTATAGTCTGAGGTGCACTGGTAGAAGCCACAGTAAATGTAGCTCCAGTTTTAGCACTATCTAAAGGAGTAATATCATAAAAGGCACCACCATAATAAACAAAAAGACCTTTATGTGTGCCTATTGCAGAGTAAGCCCTTCCATCTAAATCTGCCCATACGTGTTGGGCTCTAGCATTACCTACTAATGTTGATGTAGTAAGTTGCTCCCAACCACCTATTTTTTCTGGTAAACCATATCTAAATCTTACAAAGTCTCCATCAGTCCATTGTCCCTCTGCACCAACTTCTGTAACTTGTTTATTAAAACCAGGTCTTATTTGTATGTTTCTCAAAGGCATAAAAGTATTATATCAAAAAATTATACCATGGTAAGGGTCAGCTCTTAGGCTTATAATTAGTAGGAGGATGTTGATATTGCATCTTTTTTTTAACTTTTTCGGGTAATCCATCAAATATTCTCCAACAGTACATCATTATTAAATCCAAACAACCTTTTGTTTTATCGGCATCAAGATGAAAAGTATTATTGTTTTTTTTCATTATTTTTATTTCTTCATCTGTTAATTTAAGTTCTATACTGCCATCTTCTCTTTGATTAATTTCCATGATAAGGCATACCATATAATGCTCTTCGATCTTTTACAAACGATTTGTTTGGTCCATTTTTATCAACGTAGTGTAAGAAGCACTGCACATGATAATCAGAATCTAATTCTTTTCTTGAATGCTGATCTTCTATACCTAAATAAATCACACCGTCACCATGATCTAAATTTATAGCTCTGTCCCCTATATATATAGGCCAGGGTTTATTTGAGCTAGATCCTATAGATATAGTAACTGAAATCTCACAACTATCTCTATCTTTGTGTGGATATAGACATGAACCATAAGTATACATACGCCAGTAAGAATATGTTGGCAATAATTCTAACCCCGTATTTTCTTCCATTATCTTTTTTTTATTCAACATTAAAGACTCCGTAAATGGATCTCCATAAATTGATGTGTCTGGATGATTACTTAATGCACCTTCAAATTCTTTGACATTTAATCTATTTCTAATCCTACAATAATCGTGTGCTAAAGATACTTCTTCTTTTGTTAGCAAATTTTTTATTAGTTTGTATCTAAAATCTTTTCTTATAATGCCCATGTTACAATAGAATATCTTGTTCCAGATTGAATTGGTTGAACCATGTGTGCATAACAGAAAGAACTAGGAAAAAAAATTAATTGATTTGCTTTTTTTGGGACAATCATTTTTTCTTCTCTCCATTGAAAAACTAAATCTCCTCCCTCATAATTATCATTTAACATAAAAATAATACTCATAGATCTTGGTACTTTAGGACCACTATCCACATGTAAATCAAATTTATGATTTTTATCGTATTTTAATATTTCAAAAGGTTCCCAATTATTTAAAATTAATTGTGGATGTTTTTTCATATAATTATGCATGTGTGTCGTAAAAACATGCTCTAAAAAGTTATGCCAAGTTACTGCTGACATGCTCTTATTAGTTCTAGAAATAAAGTGACTGTTTACGTCTCTAGTTTTAGTATTAATTGTTGCATTTGCTTCACCTTTTTCAAGAATTTCTGCTGGTTTAAAGTTTAAAGTATCTATCCATTTAAGAAGATATTTTAAATGTTTTAATTCTAAGATGTTATCCTGAATTTCAATATAGTCCTGCATTAGGATCTATTTATACTATTTTAGACATTTTTGGAAGGTAATTGAAGAGTAGATCTAAAAGTTAAACCTGCATTTTCTATAATAGTAGAAATATTTTTAGACGTGTTACCACTTAGATCTATAGCATCAACAGAATCAGCGTATGACAGCCAATCTTCTTCATCTACTTTATCATTTACAATTTTTCTTATTAATGTTGTGTAATCCGTTAATTCTGATTTAACCACTGATTCACTATAAGAAGGCTCAGGATCCTGAGTATGGGGTATGTAGTTTTCTACAGTCGCATTTCCAGATCCATCATGTTTTGCCAACATAGTGCCCATTCTTAAACCATTATATTGTTCTTCTGTGATTGTGCAAACAAAAACCGCGTGTCTAATAATTGATGGTGAAACTTTTTCTAAAGCTTCATCATCAATTGCTATTGAACTAATTGATCCAAAAGAATCAACGGGGCTACATTTATCAAATATTACATAAGCCATTTTAAGATCCTATATTTTCATATATTAACAAAAATCCAGCACCACCAGTTGAATTAGAAGAACCTCTGTTTCCGCCTGCACCATTTCCCCTACTAGATGGCGATCCAACAAGATATTCTCTATCACTATCTACTGTGCTGCCTGGACTTGAATTTGCAAAAAGTGTTCCAGCTGGACTTACAGTGCAAGATCCTGCGTTTCCAGTAGAATTAAGCATGCCGCCGTTACCTCCGCCAGCTTCAAAATCAGCTGGTGATCCAACGAAAGTACTTTGTCCCGCATTTCCATTAGCTGTACCAACTCCTGGTGTAGCAGTTCCAGCCGAACCTGATCGAAACGGCACTGAATATGGATTTGAGACTGTAATTTGCGCCATACCAAAAGCACCTTGGCCACCACCAAGTATCTGTGAGTTTGATCCATCTGATCCTGCTCCGCCTCCGCCTCCACAGCCAAATACATGTAATCTTGTAGTTGAAGCATTGGCAGTAAAAGTTCCTGTCGCTCCTTTTTTTGCTAAGCTTAAAACGTAAGAGCCAGCTACACCACCAGTTCCAGATGAGGCAGCAGTTAATCGTCCCTGAGCATCTACAGTGATTGTTGCTGATGTAAAAGTTCCTGCGGTGACTGTTGTATTAGCAAGTTGATCTGGGCCAACTGCATCATCTGCAATCATAGCTTGTTGAACTTGAACTTCACCAATTGTTCCAGCAGTAACGGCACCTAAAACTCTGTTTGCTGTAGTTGTGTCTTGCATTTTTGCAAAAGTAACAACATCATCAGCTAATTTTGCAGTGGTATCGATTGCGCCGTCTGCTATTTTATCATTGTTAACAGCATCGTCAGCTATTTGAGCTGTACCGATTGTTCCACCTAAAGTGTCTAATGAAATTTCTTTTAAGTTTGTTCCATCTGCGTAAGCAGCGTATATTTTTGCAGCGTCTAAAGTAAAACCACTTCCAGATGCTGTTTTAATTGTTAAATTTGTTGGGTTTGTTAAACCGGTTGCATCAAAAATATAAAATTTTTCTATTCCATCTGGCACAGTGCAAATTGTGCTTGAAGCAATGGAAGCTGTAGCAAATTTGATAACCATGTTTCTTGCATTGGATAACGCTTGGTTTGTCATTGCAAGAGCAAGAGTACCACCACTTGATAGTGTTACTTGTTCAAATCCTGCAATAGCTTGTTGAATTAAATTTAAGTTTGTATTTGTTTTATCACCCCAAGTACCGGCATTTTCACCTGTTACCATTAACTCGAGTTTTAAATCTGTAGAAAAACTAGATGTCATAATTTTTTTTCTCCGTATATATATTATTTTACATTAACTAAGCTGCAATATCAACCTCTGTCCATGTATTAGAAACGCCCACTTGTACCTCTGCCCATGCTGTAATATTAGGGTTTCCAATACTTGAAGTCAAGGCTACACCAGTAGGTAATACTAAAGCATTTCCAACGGCGCTTTCTTCACCTAAACTTAATGTTAATGATTGTCCAGTAACACCTACTTGATTCTGAGGTATATCTCCGATAGACCCTAGAGAACTAGTCATTGACTGACCTGAAACAGTCTCAACTGTGCTTTGAACTAAACTTTGGTTTCCTATGCTAGTTGTAACAGCACTTCCTGTAACTGGAACACCTAAGAATAATCCCGCAACTGTTTGGCCCACAGAGGAAGTTAAAGATTGTCCTGTTACACTTTCAACTGTGCTTTGAACCAATGATTGAGTACCCAGACTCAAGTTTATGGTTTTTTCACCAGCTTGTACTATGCTTACGCTAGAATCAATCTGAATACTAAATGTACCAAGAGCTGCAAAAGTTAATTCTTGACCTGTTATACCAACTGTTACATCAGTAGTAACTGATTCTGATCCAATTGATGTTGTTAATGCTTGGCCTGTCCCTTGAGCAGAGAAATTTACACCCCATGCAAAATCATTCCATGCTCCTCTACCCCAACCTTCTCCAATTAATGTGGTTTCATCTATTGTTGATACACCAACAGAGGTTGTTGCTGCTATTCCTGTTACAATAACACCTATGTCAATAACCTCTTCTCCAATAGAACTTGTTAATGATTGACCAGTTACATTAAGTAAAACAGATGTTCCACCGACAGTAGATCCTTGTGAAGATGTTAAACTTATTCCAGAAATAGAAACATCTGCATTCGCAGTTATAGTTTCGTTTCCAATTGATGATGATAAGGCTTGACCTGTGACGGACTGATTTAAGTTACCTTGTTGGCCCCATAAACCAGTGTTCCATGTTAATGCTCCCCATGTATTAGCCATCCGTCACAAATTCCATTCATTATGCTATTCTTAATATTGCTGCTGAGGTAGTAAACGCTGGAAACTGAATTGTAAATGTTCCAGAAGTTGCAGTTTTATCTCCCCCAAAATCTAATACACAAACGGCATCAGTTGTGCTTGAACCTGAGCCAGTTGTTGTGTTGTAAATTAAAGCTCCTCTTGCCGTAATTGTCACTCCAGTAAAAGACAAATCAGCAAAATCAGTTATAGCTGTATTAGTCGCTAAAGATGTGCCTGCATTTACTAAAGCTTTACCACCAGCAGAGTAACCTCCTGTTGGAGATGAAACTTCATTTGCAGTAGCATAGTTTGTTGTTGACTTCCCTAAAGTTGCAGAATTAGTGAACATCGCTAATTTATATGTATCACCACCTGGATTAGAGAAATTGTGTTTTGCTTCTAATAATTCTTTTTTGAAAGAATTACAGATTGCATTAGTTGTTATTGCCATTTTATTCTCCTTTAAATAGTTGTGTTAGGAGACGGTGAAGGCACTTTTATTCTTGGTACACCATCACTATACTCCCCACGTCTTCTTCTGCCCATTTGTTGTAGAGCAAAATTTTGTATCTCTTCATCATACTTGCTTTTATAGAGGTTGTACAGATCCATAGGACCTTTTAAAAATCTAAAAGCCTCTGATAGTACACCATGTAATAACATAGATTCTTGATATTGAGCTAAATATGTATTGTTTGATGAAGTAAAATGTGGAGGCTCTTTTATATAGTTTACTTGAACTGTATCAGCTGCTGCTGGTGTAGGAGCAACTAATATTACTGCTCCTCTTTGAACACTATCATCCCAATTAGCCCAATACTTAGGGGTTCCTTGTGCATCTGTAGGATTAAATTCAGATATGAAACTTGTGTCTCTTTTTTCTAAAAATGTCCTTGTCGTGCCAGATATATGTTCAACAGATCTAATAATAATTGAATCAGATGGTAAACTTACATATCTATTACCCGCTGTAAAAGTCGATGTTGCGTATTTTCGTACATCATCATAATCAACTTTACCTGCTATATCTAATTCAACATTTCTAATAAATTGATCTATTAAAGAATCACTTAAGACAGAGCTTGAAACTTCAGTGTAGTTTCTTACTTGAGTCAAAAAATCTGAATGTGTTATTGCCATTAGACTGTTACCGTTACCCTTCCTAATAAAGCGTTTAGTTGTCTTCTTCTATTTTGTAAAGATGGATTTGCTGGTTTCATTGCTGACGTACCTTGCGTTGAAAAAGCGAAATCTCCGGGTAAAGTTAAGTTTGCTATGCCAACGGATGCTCCACCAGAATCCGCTTCAACACCACTTACATTTGTGGGTTGTTGAAATTTAATTGGCCTTATATCTTGTAGTGCAATTGCATCTGCGCTAGTCCTTCTTCTTCTAATTTGTGGCTGTTTAGGTTCAAATTCTGATATGTGAACCAATGAACCATTCCATTCTTTAAGCATTTCTTTGTATGGAAACTCCATACCAGATCTATCAGATATAGCTTTTGCATATTTACCTGTAGCATACTTAGCCATATTACACTCCTCCTGTTGTAGGGTAGAATGATTGTGGTGTTATAAATGTAGAAGTTCGTTGACCATCTTCATCTAAAGCTCTTTTCAATTCATCTTCATAAATTAACTTATTTTGTTGTACTAATTGCGGAGCAACTTTCATTGCTAGGTAATATGCTAATCCAGCACACATGCATGGTAAAAATCTAAAAGCTACATCAGCTTGATTAGTGTAAACTCCTGCATCTTCAATTCTTTTAATTACATAATACTTAAGATGTGTATATGTATTAAGATCTGGGGCTTGATATAGATAAATTTTAGGTGTTATCAGTCTTTCAACATAATATTGAGATGATGTGCCTGTATTCAATTTATTAGGTAGTGCAGCATAAGTAGACCTATCAATTTTAGTTAATGACACATCTTGAGTTGTTGAACTTTCAGCACTTATGGAACTTGAAGAAATGAAAGCCTCTAAAACATCGCTCACATCTGAATTTACCGTGTATTCTGCTTGTCCAGAAACAAGTGCATTTTCATCTAATTCAACTTTCCATAAATGTATGCCTCTATTACCCCACTCTGCAAATAATAAATTTAAACTTGTCCTTGCAGATCTGAGGTCATAACCAGAATTAGTTCTAATTGAACATCTTTGATATCCCTCTTGAATTATATCATCTATATTAAGATTAAAATTTGTAGTTCCTGATGTTCCCATTATAAAATATCCTTATAATAATCTGTCATGCCACCTTTACTTTTTTTTGCAATTTTTTCTAAAGTTTCTGCCTGCGCTGCATGTGCTTTTGATGCTTTTTTTAATTTGTTAGCAACTTGTTGAATACCACCTTTTGAATTTAATTTTACTCTTTTTCTCCCTTTACCAAATTTTTTATCAAACATTGCTGTAGCTTTATCTTTTTGATTTTTAATATAATCAACTAATGCTCTTCTAGATTTTCTCATAATTCTAGTAGCATCTCTTCTTCCAGCTTTTCTAGATTTTCTTAAAACATACTGAGTCATATCAAATAATTCACTTGATTTAGCTCTTTGAATATCTAGTTTTTTTAATGCTTTCATTTCTTTTTTTTCTATACCAGTTCTTTTTTTTATTTCTGGATCATAGACTTTATTAATTCTTTGTATGATTTTTTTCCTTGCTGCTCTAAATGGTTTAGATCTTACAGCAGCTTTGATACCTGTTGTGAGTAAACCCCCAGCTAATTTTTTTTCAACTTTAAACACCATACCTACTGGTTTGATAGTTATAGATTTACCTTTTTTCATACCAGGAAATTTAAGTTGTTTTTTTCTTTTTAGTATTTCTAAAGCTCTTTTTAATCTTTTAGGATCATTTCCTATTGCTCTTTTTACAAATTTTGGCATTTGTAATCCTATTCTTTTAGGTCCTGATGTATCTCTAGCCATTATTTAAATCCTTTCAACATATCACCATAGTAACTTTCATAACTTTTATTTGATATATATTTACCGTCTATTTCTGATTTTATGTATGAACCAATGTAAGGCTCTGGTTTTATTCTTGTACCTGGAGCTTTTGATGTTGTTTCACTAAATTGTGCTCTGCCCATTGCAGCTTTAACAACTTTCTTCTCAACACCTTTTATAGTGCCTTTATTTTTAGAAGCATAGAATACGGCTTTACCTTCTTTTTCACCATATTGATCTTTCATAGATCTCATTATTTTTTTACCTTTTTTATTTAGTGGCATTACTCCTCCTTTTTAGCCCGGGCTTTGTGATCGTTATGTTTCACCTTTTTCCGGTTGTACAACTTCTTAGATAATACCACCTTTAATTTGTATAATCTAGACCTAAGATTTTTTGCTATTGGATTACCCAATATCCGTGGCATTTCCTATAATGGGTTTATATTTAGTTTTACCTTCTTCTCTGTAAGCTCTTAATAATTGTTTACGTGGATTTTCAGCAACCCAGGAGCAGTGGACCCACCCTGAATTTGGTTCACCTGGAGTGTAGAACTCAAGTATCATTTGATCCCAATCTAAGTTTGCTTTGATCCAGTCAAAGACCTCAGCGTTGCTCGTTCCTAAACATTCAAAATCGACCGCTTCTGCCTTGGTATGTTGTGAAGTCAAACTGCTGCCAATAGCTACACATAATTCAGGAGAGCGAAAGCAGCTTGTCACTGTTACCCTACCAAAATGGTCACGGACTGGCTGTAAAATATTTTCACAAAGTAATTTTAGTTTTTCTATTTGATCTGCATTAGGATTATTATCTATACCCAACCTAATGGCTGTATCTGATTTAATAAGTTCTGCTAAACTAAAGTTACGTGATAATTTCATTATTTTAAATGTATTTTTTTAATACTTTTTTCACCCATATAGACCTCTATTTCTGCTTCACTACGTATGCATTTGTAAGATATGTTTGGATTAAAATCACGTTCTGCTACTCTACGTGCACGTAAACATGCAGCCATGTTATCCTGAATACGGTGTTCTTTGATTTCTCCATCCCAAA